CCCTTTCGCATATCGGAGAGCAAGCTGTCCTTCAAAAAGAAATCTTCGCAGACGGCATCGAGGACAACGATGAAAAAGTATTCGGATATCAGGAACGCTACGCCGAGTACCGTTACAAACCCTCTCGCATCACAGGCGAATTTCGTAGCAACTTTGCTCAAACTCTCGACGCCTGGCACCTCTCGCAAGACTTCGCGACGGCCCCTGTCTTGGACTCGACATTCATCGAAGACAATCCGCCTATTGATCGTGTAATCGCCGTTCAGGACGAGCCGCACTTCCTCTTTGATTCCTATATTCAGATGCGCTGCGCCAGGCCAATGCCTGTATATGGCGTACCTGGCCTGATCGATCACTTCTGAGGAAAGCAATATGGATCCCGGAACAATCATGGCAATCGCGCAGGGCGTAAGCTCTGCGGCAAAACTGGTCGACGCTTTCTCGGGTGGAAAATCCGAGGGCGAAAGCATGAAAGACCAATTCGCGTGGAATGCATATAGCGCACTTCACATGCCATCATTTCAAGTACAGGGCCTGAGAAAGGCAGGTCTAAACCCTATGCTGGCGGTCGGCAAGGGAATATCTTCACCGCCGCCTATAACTTCCTCTCCGGGCAGCCAGGATCAAGCTTCCAGTGCAAAAATGAACTCGGCATCTCAATCAGCTGTTGCAGCTGCACAGGTGTACAACCTTCATACAGCATCAGCAAAAAATCTTGCTGACGCTGAACTCGCTCGTGCACAGGAGGAAACTGAGCGCAACAAACCGGAAAATCTCCGTACTGGAACTAGGAAGATGGAGCAAGAAATACTCAACCTTATCCAGGAAGAGGGACACATCGCAGCAAAGACTGGCAAAGCCGACAGCGAGATGCATCTGGCTAATCAGCAACGCTCTGAATCTGAAGCACGTGAGGACTACCTGCGGCAACAATCAACAGAGTCCAGGGCAAGAAGTAATCTCCTGGCTCAGCAGGTCATACAATCTCGTGCAGACACGGCCAGGGCAATTCAGGAAACTGACAAGGCCCTAAAGGGAACTCAGCTAACACAACTGGAAATCCTTGGTGCCCAGGAGGCACTCAAAGGTCAACTCAAGGAAGGGGCAATCTCTGAAACAAAATACGACACAGCAATGCGGTATCTCAAACGACTCTCCCAGGCCATCCTCGGCACCGACCGGGCAGTAAACCGCCTTGGTAAATAAAAGAAGGGGGCCTCGGCCCCCTTCTCAATGCCCGGAGGGCATATAGACCCCCACGGTCAAACAACCCTTCGCGCAAAAAGTCTCAACCACAAACAGGCAACCTTCCACTTCAATCTCTTATAGACAAAAGGAAACAAAAATCATGAAACCTTCTGAAAAAACTCCCGAATCCTCAAACACTCAACCCAAAATTACTCATTCGGAACTTCGTCTCAAGACAATCAGGTCTGCCTACTCTGTACCTTCTAGGGTACAAATCTCTTTCACAAGCGAAGGAAAAACTAAGCAATCGTTCAAGGACGAGTGCGATATCAACCGGATCATGGATCGGTTCAAGGCAACTGGCGAGTTGCCCAACGTAAACCAAATGCCACCTCAGTACCTCGACGTAACTGAGATGGACTTCCAAGAACATCAGAACTTCATCGCCGGCGCCAATTCGATGTTCAACGAATTGCCATCGGCAATCCGCGCCAAGTTCGAAAACAGCCCTGCCAAGTTCCTCGACTTCTGCTCACACGAAAAGAACCGTCCAGAACTTCAGGAAATGGGCCTTCTACGGCCTATCGAAGCTCCACTAGTGCCTACCCACGTACTCCAAACCGAAACGGCTCCTGAGCCGATTCAGACACCTCCAAACGAAAATAAGTAAATCATTATACAAATTCGTTCATCTTTACCCTGCCCTGACACGGTCATCCGAAAAGTGCTTGACACTTTGTACCAAAATGGACTATTGATAACTTGATGCCAATAGTCCGAGTGACACCAAGTCACTCAAAAAAACCGGAGAAAAGGCGTCATGGAGCTTAAACTGCTGTTAATAATCATCTTTTTACTGAAAGGAAATTCAAATGAAACGCAACAAACTGTCGTCCAGCACTTCCAAACGCATGTTCTCCAAAACTGCATCCCGAACGCATCGCAAGAACATCGTTGGGAGCAGCACTGTTATGCGTGGCGGAATCCGCCTGTGAGCGATGCCGTGCTATTCCCCGCTGACGGGCTTCAAAAGCCGAACGATAACCGCTAGCGGAAAGCGCAAGCTCGTCTTCGATGCTCAAAACGGCTATGCCGACCTACCCGTTACTGTCCCTTGCGGAAACTGCCTTGGATGCCGCCTCGAGCGGTCCAGGCAGTGGGCAGTACGCCTCATGCACGAAGCGCAAATGCATGAACTCTCTATATTCGTCACGCTCACCTATGACGATCAACACTTACCCAAAGGAGGATCACTGGTAAAAAAACACTACCAGGACTTTATGAAAAGACTCCGCCGCTCTACTGGCTTCCCCGTTAGATTCTTCCATTGCGGGGAATACGGCGAAACAACCAAGCGGCCTCACTATCACGCAATACTTTACGGGATCGATTTTGCTGACAAGAAAATCCACTCAACAAACGGCCAGGGGCAAACCCTCTACACGTCCGAAAAGCTACAGGCAACCTGGGGCCACGGCCATTGCCTTATCGGCGCAGTCACCCAGGATAGCTGCGCCTACGTTGCAAGGTACATACTCAAAAAGATCAACGGAAAACTTGCCAGGGAGCATTACGAGAGAGTCAACCTTGAAACCGGAGAAATATTCAATCTTCTCCCTGAGTACGTCACTATGTCTAGGAAGCCAGGACTTGGCTTTAACTGGTACCAACGATTCAAAAATGACGTCTTCCCTTCTGACACAATCATCCAAAAAGGAAAGGAGCAACTACCTCCCAAATACTATTTCAAGCTTCTGGAAGAAGATCACAAAAAGCTTCACGCGAAACTCAAATCAAAGCGCATCCGGCGTGCTGCGAAACATAAAGCTAACTCAACGCCCGACCGGCTCAGCGCTAGACTGATTTGTCGACAATCCAAAATCAAAACTCTTAAGAGGGCATTATGAAAAAAATCGTCTGTGCAGTACGCGACCTCCGCGCCGATGTCTATGCAAATCCGTTCGTCTCTCAAAATGTCGGCACCGCAATGCGTGATTTCTCGCACGCCTGTATCGACCCTCAATCGCAACTTTCCAAATCTCCCGAGGATTACATGCTCTTTAAAATCGGGGAGTATGACGATGAACTCGGCATCATCACTCCCACAGAACTTCAACTTATCGCCAACGCTACTCAATTCGTGAAGGAATAAAAATGAAATCAGTCATGACACACCAGTTTTCTCAAGTACCGAAAGCGGAAATTCCGCGGTCTTCATTCGATCGTTCCCACGGCTATAAAACCACCTTCGACGCCGGACTGCTTATACCAATCTTCGTAGACGAAGCTCTCCCAGGCGATACTTTCAAAGTCAATCTCACCGGCTTCGCACGCCTGGCTACTCCAATCTTTCCAATCATGGATAACATGATGATGGATACTCACTTCTTCTCCGTACCAATCCGCCTGGTCTGGGACACCTGGCAACGCTTCAACGGTGAACAAAAAAATCCGGACGACTCAACTGATTTTACAATCCCGCAAATCGTCTCTCCTCCTGGTGGCTACCAGGCAAATTCGATTCACGATTACATGGGCCTACCTGTCGGAGTCCAAAACATCTCGCACTCTGCACTCTGGCATCGCGCCTACAACCTGATCTGGAATGAATGGTTCCGCGACCAGAATCTCCAGGACTCCATTCCGGTGCCTACAAACGACGGGCCCGACAACTATCAGCTTTACAACCTCAAGCGCCGCGGCAAACGTCACGACTATTTCACAAGCTGCTTACCCTGGCCGCAAAAAGGGCCTGGCGTTACTATCCCTCTTGGAAATACGGCGCCAGTCATCAGCAACGGACAACCAATCAAACTCTCTGGCACCACGTTTTCGAACGAAACTATCCAGGCTGGTGGCGGCTCATATCAATATCTGCTTAAGCAAAACACAGGGTCAGCAACCGATGACGCTCTCATCTTCGGCAATCAAACCGGACTCGAGGCAGACTTCTCCCAGGCGACAGCAGCAACAATCAATTCTCTGCGCCAGGCTTTCCAAATACAGAAAATCTACGAACGCGACGCGCGCGGCGGAACTCGCTACACGGAACTAATCAAATCTCACTTCGGCGTTACTTCACCTGACGCCAGGCTCCAGAGACCTGAATACCTGGGAGGCGGCTCCTCGCCTATCAACATTCAACCCGTTCCTCAAACTTCGCCAACAGGCACCTACGCCAACACGCCTCAAGGCAACTTGGCCGCCTTCGGCCAGGCAAGGCTTCTCAATCATGGCTTCACAACTTCATTTACCGAACACTGCCTAATTATCGGCTTGGTTTCGGTACGTGCTGACCTTACCTATCAACAAGGTCTCGAAAGGATGTGGTCTCGCAAAACTCGCTTCGACTTCTACTGGCCGGCCCTTTCGCATATCGGAGAGCAA